CTAGGGGCCCCCGGCACTTTTAACATACGAATTCACCTAACCAAGAAAGTGATAATCCAATGGTAATCGAGTCATGGAGTTCTGAGCTGGTGGTATTTCCATACCAACGGCGCAGCTTCGTGGGCGGTTCCTGGACCAGTGGAACCTGGAATTATAATCCAGGTTCTGGCACCCAAGTCACCTCCAATCATTTTCCGTTAGACACGGAACGTGACAGCGGAGGTGCCTGGTTGATGAGTAAAATCGTCACTCAGCATTTGGGCGCTCCACTTAACACACCCCTCTGGGTGGGTCAAGTTGGACTGGGTAATCCTGTAACCACATTCAGTGAGTTTACACCTTCGGTGCAACTTACTGATGCGGCACTTAGGGCTAAAGGGACTACAGCTGTTTCACGCTGTTCTCCCAATAACCCTTCGTTCTCTATTCCCCAAGCAATTGGAGAGGCGAGAGAGGGATTACCGAGCATTATCGGGTCTGGACTCTTAAAGAAGCGTGCTCAGATCGCGCGTGAAGCGGGATCTGAATACCTTAATATAGAGTTCGCTTGGAAGCCTTTGGTTTCCGATCTACGGTCACTAGCAACGGCCGTAAATGACTCTCACGAGATTTGGACCAACTACCGTAAAGGCAGTGGGTTCAAAACCCGAAAAGGCTATCACTTCCCCAAGATTGAAGACAGTAAGGAATATCGCGGGAATTTTAACCCGCTTCCTTCAGCCTTCCCTCATGGGTTTCTCACGGGATCTTCTGTATCTTATAAAACCAATGAAACCTGGTTTTCGGGCGCGTTTAAATACGCTATCCCTGAACCAGTTGGTTTTAGCGATAAGATGCAGTACTGGCAAAGCCAAGCCAGTAAGATTCTTGGTGTCAGGCTAACACCTGACACTGTATGGAATCTAAACCCGTGGACTTGGGCCGCCGATTGGTTCGCCAACACTGGTGATCTAATGACCAATGTGTCCAATATGGGCGTCGACGGCTTAGTGCTGCAGTACGGATATGCGATGGATCAAGAAAACATCGATATCCAGGCCTCTGGCGGAAATACTATTACCTTTCAGGGTATTAGTTATTCCGTTGGGGCGACACGCAAGCAACAGATCAAACGTTGCAAACGCGTGCCTACGCAGTCACCGTATGGTTTTGGTGCCACGTGGTCTAGTCTTTCGACTAGACAACTCGCCATTTGTGCTGCTTTAGGCCTTTCGGCCACGTAGCGCAGATGATTGCCGGTTCAGGGTAAAGAACCCTGGATTTTCAAAACATGATGTCTTTAACCGGGCATCCCCTAAAGGAGAACTGCTGTGGCTTTTGCCGACCCTCAGTCTGTGACCATTAATGCGGTCGCAAACTCTCTCCCGCGAGTTTCGTCGGGAGTCAACACTGGATCGTTCCAAAAGGACGATACCACTGTCGCTCTGTCCGTTTCGCACCAGTATGGTACGAGGACTCGGCGTCAGCTCCGACTCGACCACAAGAAGATCGCGTCCGATGTTTTTCTGTCGGGCGTGAACACTCAGTATTCTATGAGTGTTTATCTTGTGGTTGACACTCCGAAGACGGGTTATACCGTCGCGGAACAGAAGCAGATCGTTGATGCGCTTACCGCGTATCTGACTGCCTCGTCGGGCGCTAGGGCCACCCAGCTTCTGGGTGGTGAGAACTGAGTTGCTCTTATGGACCGTAGTTCTACGGATCATGAGGGCGGGGAAGCGATTCCCTATCACGCATTGCTATGCGAGATACTCAGCTCTCTTCTTGGCGTTAGGTGTTGCGCCAGATCACTTATCTCAGCTCTGCTGAGTGGTGAACTGACGTCTGCTGCCACTGATGTCATCTTCGAAGTTCTTGGAGATGATATTCAGGGTATATAGCAGGAGGGTAACAGCTTTGGATCTCATACCTCCTATTTTCTAGGTGGATGGATGAAAAGCCTAAAAACTCTCTGGCAGGTGGCAGCCGATGAATTGGCTGTCGTATGTCGTACAAGTGCCACTCTCGACTACAAAAAGCTCGAGAGTCGTGTCGAACATGAGGGATTGTCATTTCTGACAATCACTCTCCCAAACTTCGGTAAAGACTTCGAAAGAAGTCTCGATGAAGGATGGGTCAACTCCAATGACGCTTTTCTCGGTTTCGAGAAAGGTCAAGGGCCCCTTCCAAAGTTCTTGGGAGGTTTCCTGAGTCAAGTGTTTGACACTGCTGGTCGCTTGCTTCCAGAACCATCTACGGATTGCATCTTGGCGATACGTCAGTTAACACTGATGTTCGGCAAGATCCTTATCCCTTGCAGCGATGCGAGGGTGAAAGGCGCCCTAGATGGGTATGTGAAGTGTGAAAAGGAAATTAGAGAAGCTGATGAGTTAATCCCTGAAGCCGCATTTTCTGCGTTTTCTAGGATTTCAGCTCTCCTCTTCAGAGATGTCTTCACTGAATTTGAAAATGAATTCAATGAAGGCAAACTCGTGCCTCGGCACGGGCCTGGAGCGACCTCGGACGGACTCCGCGGCAACGCGAAGTTCGACCAGTTCGAATGGCCTTCTCGTTTGGAATACGTATTCCCCTATGGGGAGTACGCGTTGCCATCTTGGCGGTTTTACACCGACTTGATTGAGAAGGTTAATTTCCTTGAACCCGGAGCCGAGAGACCTGTAAAGGTCATAACGGTTCCTAAG